CGGAACATCAAAAGTAGCGGCTGCTAACACTGCATTACCAATCGGTTCAAGTGGCCTAAGTGGTAACCAGATGATTATGCAGGCATTTGTAACAAGTGGAAGTGCCAATGCTACTACTGAAATTATCCAAAAAGGTAACAAGAAGTTTCGTGTCACTACTTCAGACGGCACAGAAACTTGTGTATTGACCGCAGTAGTGCAAGGTTCATTAGCAGCAGCACAGTGTCAGATTACTGGTACAGATAGTGCAGGTGGTACTTACTTTGCAAGTCAAATTACAGGACGTCACTTTGTAGTTGGTGCTCTAGGCACAGGTTCACAATTTGCAGTAGGTGATAAAGCATTGCTTGTTGCATCAGGACCAGTGGAAAATGTAAGTTTATCCGTACCTAACGGTTAATACTTGACACTTGACATCATTAAAGGGTTATTGTTATAATAAACAGTAACCTTTTTTTGTGGAAAAAATGAAAGAATTTGCATTTATATTAGGAAATGGTAAAAGCAGACTTGTGTTTACGCCAGAAGACCTAAGTAAACACGGATCTGTATATGGATGTAATCGTATATACCAAGAACACGATGTAGATGTTCTTGTAAGTACTGACCCAGGAATGACACAGGAGATTATTTCTACTGGATATCCTGATAACAAGATACACTACACAAGAGAGAAAGAAATAGCTTTTGGCGGTACAAGCAAAGTACTAAATCCATTATGGTCTGGATTTAGCTCAGGGCCTAATGCACTAGCTCAAGCATGTCAAGATGGATTTCCCTACTGTTTTTTAATAGGCATGGACTTAATATCTGATACAAGCTATGTTAACAACTTGTATGCTGATACTAGAAATTATAAAGTTAGTACTGACAAACCTACATTTTCATTGAACTGGGAAAAGCAAGTGTTAGAAATACTACAGTATTATCCTAACACACGAGTTATACATGTAAACCCGCTATTACATTACACTCCAGCAGCATGGTTAGACTTATCAAACTGTGAAACAATGACAGTAGACCAGTTCAGGGCAATGATAAATAATTAAAATACGTATTTAGGTGTAAGAATGGCTAGAATTGAACGTGTAACTGGAAATTTAACTCTTGACCCCACTGGCGATTTGGTCGTTTTAAGTGATGTTAATATTACTGGCGACTTAACTGTCACTGGTGCAACAGCTACTATTACCACTACTAACACTGCTATTAAAGACAGACAGATTGTTTTAAATGATGGTGAGACAGGTACTGGAGTTACAGGAAGATATGCCGGTTTAGAAATTGAACGAGGCAGTACTGCTAATAGCTTATTTGTGTTTGATGAAAATGATGACAAATGGAAAGTAAGTACTGACGGCGGTTCAAGCTATAATAATCTTATGGTCACTAGTACATCTGGTTTAACACAAGTTGTAGACGATACATCACCACAACTTGGTGGAGACTTGGATGTGCAAGGTAATAATATTGTTACAGCTACTAGTAACGCAGATATTAACTTAATACCTAACGGCACTGGCAGAGTATCAGTAGAAGCTCCAGTAAAACTTAATGATCAATCAGTAGCACCAAGTTCAGTTGTTGGCGCAACATTAATGTATGCTGGAACACAAGGCGGTGGCGGGACTGGTATTTATTTTAACGATAGCGGCACAGTAGATGAGCTTGTGAGTAAAAGCAAAGCTATCGTTTACGGATTAATTTTTTAAAGGAATAAAAATATGGCAATATCGCAAGCAACATTAGGAACTGGTGCAACCACAATATTTACTTCAAGTGGAAGTAATGCAACCACTGCTATGTTTTTTATGAATGATAACGTATCAGCTAGGACACTTAATGTTCATGTTGTTCAAAGTGGCGGAACTGCAGGTACTACTAACCAAATCATCAAAGCAGTTAACATTGACGGTGGTGACACATACGTTATTAACACTGAGAAACTGGTACTAGGAAATGGTGATACTATACAAGCAAGTGCCAGTGCTGGATCTAGTATCTATGCTACAGTTAGTCATGTGAGTATCTAATGGCTGGATTTGTAAAAACAAAGAGTACTGCTGACGGTGGTTCTACATTAAAACAATCAGAGCAAGCTATTACGATTCCAACAGGCGGTACAGCAAATAGAACATCAGCACCAGTTGCTGGAGAATTTCGCTTCAACACAGATTTAAGCAAAATGGAATTTTATGACGGAGCAGCATTTAAAACTATTCCATTTCAAGGAACTTCAGCTATTACACAAGATTCATTTACTGGCGATGGTTCAACAGTAGCATTTACTATGAGTACAAGCGTAACAGGTAACCAAGAGCAACGTGTAGTTGTAGCAGTTGGTAATGTTTACCAAAATCCAGCAACTGCATATACTGTAGTTGGTACTACTATTACATTTACTAGTCCACCAGGAAGCAGTGAATCTATTGTTGTTATTCATGGTTTAGACAGCAACGCTGCAACAACTAGCGTACCTTAATACACATTTTCCCTAATGTATAAATAACTATAATACAAACCCTGGCACCTTGGATTGTAAATGGTGTACGCAAGATAGCGAAAGGAATCTAAATATGGCTATTAGTCGTATTGGCGGTAGAGCATTAAAAGCAAACTTAGAACGAGACTCCAATCTTGCGTTTAATACAACAACATTAGTAGTAGATTACACAAATGGAAGATTAGGTGTAGGTACTGCTTCTCCTTCCCAAACTATAGATATAACTGGTAGTGCTAATATTAGTACAGCATTAACTGTGGGCGGACTACAGCTTAAAGATAACAATATTACTACTACTCGTAGTAATGATAATTTAATTCTTGATGCAAGCGGTACAGGAAAAATTAAATTACTTGGTGATTTAGTTATTAATGATGGACTTGCCATCAGTGCTATTCTTGATGAAGATAGTTTTTCTACAAATAGTGCTACTGCATTGGCTACTCAACAAAGTATTAAAGCATATGTTGATGCAGCGGCCGCGCCAAATGGTATGCAAGTACAGTTAGGAACTTCTACTGATTCTAGTGTAGTAGATGGAGCAATACAAAGTCTAACTACGACAACATATGTTACAAATGCTATTGATGAATTAAATGAAGGACTAGAGAACGTCCGTGCTGATACTTTTGTTAAAAGTACAACATTTACGGCAAATACAACCTCAGGACCTGCTGGAACGGCAGTTACGTTAACAATTACAAGCGTTGGTAATCCAAACAGATATGATATCACTTGGGGTGATGGAAATTCTACATCAGGTACTACAGATAGTACCCCAACTCATACATATTCATCTAATAGTGGAAGTCCTTTTGATGTAACAGTAAGAGCATACAATAATGGAGGCAGTGGCACTGGTAGTGAAGCAAGTTTAACAAGAACAGATTATATAACAATCTATACTGCAACNCCCGTTGTGGGATTTGGTTTCTATAGAGCAAGCTCAGGTGGTAGTGTACTTTCAGGTAATGATATCTATGTTGTTGAAGGTAATAGTCTTTATATGGCAAACACAACAACAAACATTGGTGGAGCTACGGTAGACTATACTATGAATTGGGCTGATGGATCTAGCAATGATGCAATAGCTAATGATAGTGCAGCAGGTGGTACTGCCGGTGCAAGATTATCTCATTCTTGGGGAGCAGGTACAAATAGTGGTACTGGACGAGATACTACTACATTAACATTGAACAACCATAGCACTGCCGCTCCAGCTGATATTCCTGCTAATGGTACTGTATCATTAAAGGTTTATGATGATTTTCCTGCGGCCCCAAATAATTTAAGTTCAAAAACTATAGCAATGAATGCAACAACAGGAACGAGTCCAAAACTTTGTTCTGGTTTTACTGAAAACGTTGACGGTTCTCCAGATTATGAGGCAGGAGATACTGTTAACAGAATTACAACAGTTGATCCTGTTAGAACTGCATCACAATCGACTTTCTGTTACAATGCCGCCGCCGGTGTATTAACAGCATTAGTAAATGGAGTTGCCGACGGAGCCATTACCATGTCAGGTAGTGATAATAGCGGTACAACAACAAGTTTAACAATAGAATCAGAGAGTGATTATAATTTATTAGATGCAACTGGAGCAGCTACTTCTTTTGCGTCAAGCATTTATTATCCAGCTCTTTATTCTGGATTTAAGGCAATTATTAGTAAAGCAACTAGTGGAATTAGCGTAGGTGTAAACAGTTTTCAATTACAGTCTACATCACCATCTCTTGTAAGAACAAACGATTTAGAATTTGTTAAAGATGATGTAACAGCAACACCAACAATTTCAGGTGCAGGAACATTAGCAGAAGGAACAGCAGGAACTAAACTATACATTTCAGGAATACCTTATTATTCTGATTCTGGCACAGCACCAAGTTTAAATTTAACTGGAGTTACAGTAACTAACTTAACTGGCCAATGTTACTCTGATGTTTCTAATCCAGTTGAAGTTGACGCTGATTCTCGATTAGAAGGCAGTGCAGGTTCTGCAATAGCAAATTTAGATTTTACATATGCAAATATTGACGGTTCATCAACTATGTTAAGCAGTGGAACACCTACTGTTAACGTAGGAGTTTCTTCAGCATATACACTTGGCACTCTTGCTGTTCCAGTTACTACATCAGGTTCAGCAAAAACAGTTAACGAAATTAAAATAAGAGCAAGAAATTGTAATGGTGCAGGTAGCTACAATACTTCTAGCACAACAAAAATTCAAGTTTATAATGCAGCAACATCTGGTTTTGACAAAGAAGACGGCGGGATTGCAGTAGCAGATGCTTTAGGTTCATCACATGATGATGACGCTAAACGCATTTTTGATTTTAATGCAGCTACTACGAACACTCCTGCTTTTAATGGTGCAACAAACTTTTATACTAATAGTGTTTATTCAGCATCAAGTGATCCTGGGGTTGCGGGAACAAAAGAAGCAACTGTTCGATTTGGTGTAATAAAGTATGATGTAACTAATTGGAGTTCAGGTTATTTGCCTGCAGGACCAAATAGAAGTGGTGATACGGGTACGCAATACTTTACATTTGCTTTCCGTAGAGCAACCGTAGCGAACTTTGATATTAATATTACATCGAGTGGTATTGCAGGACTTTGGATTGCGGCGCCTGGAACTGGTATAGATGACAGTTCAGGATTAAATGGTTGGTTACAGGCAGATACAGCATATGGTGGTAGTGGGCAACCTGGTAGTGACACAGGTAATAGTGGAAATGGTAGCAATGGATGTGCGTATACGTCTGGTGATAGAATAGCAGCAAGCACAAGCCTTAGTGGCGGTTATACTATGACATTAGGTACTGAAAACCTGAGTAATGCAACAGCAAATGTTGCTCTTGTTCGTATTGCTCTTACTAGCGGGCAATCTGTAACCGCATTGAGTATATCGTGAGGTTAGATAATGGCTATTACTGACACACAAAAAATTGATTATCTTTGGAAAAAGATAGGTTACGCCGCAACTAAAACAGATACAAATGCGAATAAAAAAGCACCTAACGAAGCCATAGCAAGTCCGCTACCGTTACGTGCTGATAAAGTTTGGAAACTAGCTAGTTCAATACCTGCTACACAACCAGGCAGTAGTAGTAGTCCTTTAACAGTTTATCCAACATCTGCGCCAACAGAATGTACTGCTGATGTTACAGCAACAACAAGTAGAACATGGAAAACTGGATTAGCTGATTGGATACCGCCTGAATTTGGTTCTACATATCTAGTAAAAGTTTATGTTCATACTTCAAGTAATGCGGGCTCTGCCGCAGGCAGTGGAGATACATTGTCTGCAACAGGATCAGGAAATAATGACGAATGGTTCTTTGATTATCAAAGTGGAGTATTACATTTTATTGGTACTAACCTACCTAATGGTATAAGTTTTTCCGGTAAAAGCGTTTATATAGCTGGTTCAAGATATACTGGTGAATTTGGAGTAGGCGGTGATACTGGTGCATATACGTTTACTGATAACCGCATACAAACAACCAGTACAAACGAAGAAATTATTATAGAGCCAGCCGGTACAGGTTATGTTGCTATTGATGCATCAAGTGGATTAATTGTACCTGTAGGAACAACTGCACAACGTCCTAGTGGACAAGCAGGTATGTTGCGTTTTAATGAACAAACATCAGTATTAGAAGTTTACAGCGGAAGTTCATGGGGTAATGTTGGTGCAGGAGGCAGTACTGTTACAGTCGATGACTTTACTGGAGATGGAAGTGATACCACGTTCTCACTATCACAAACTGGATCAGCTGGCAGTGTGATTGTTAGCATAAACGGTGTTGTTCAAGAAACAGATACATATGGAATTAGTGGAACTACATTAACGTTTAGTGAAGCACCAGCTAATGGTGACTCAATTCAAACTAGAAACTTTTTTAGTGGTGCTACAGTCAATGTTGCAAAACTACAAGACGCTGACGAAGATACTAAGATACAAGTAGAAGAAAGTTCAGACGAGGATACTATAAGATTCGATGCTGCTGGTACTGAAATAGCAACGATGACTAGTAGCAAAACAGAATTTGCTACCGCAGTTCAATTAGCAAGTTTGACAACTACTCAGCGTAATGCACTTACTGCTGCCAATGGTATGGTAATTTATAATACTACAACCAGCAAATTCCAAGGATATGCTGGTGGATCTTGGGTAGACTTCCATTAAGGAACAGTTAACTCGGTTGTTATAATTGTTTTTAGTATAACTACATTCCCAACATTAGGAATATTTCGTAATATTTGCACTTCAATTTCTGCTAATGGTCTTACATCGTCCATTGCTTTACCTAAATCTTCAGGCCTGTTAATAACAACGCCGTTGATTTTTTGAATTATATCGTTTTTTCTAAATCCAGCCAACGCCATAGGCCCTCCCTCCTCAACGCCATTAATAATAACTAATCCAGTGGTTTTATCTAAAATAAATGCTAGTCCTAGTTTTCCTCTTTTAACCTTGCCTTTTTCAATTAAAGTGTTAATAATTGAAACTGCACGATTACTAGTAACACTAAAATTAACACCAATGCTTCCAGTATGATTTGGACTTAAAATAAAACTATTAATACCAATAACGTTACTATTAGCATCAAGCAAAGGGCCGCCGCTATTTCCCTGATTTATACTAACATCTGATTGAATAACTTCTTGCCAAGTATTTGCAATACGTTTTTTAACTGAACTTACAATTCCTTGTGTAATAGACCATTCTTGACCAAGTGGATGACCAATAGCAATTACTTGCTCACCTTGCACTACGTGGTCGCTGTTTCCAAACTTTAAAGGAGTTAATTTTTCTAAAATAGTTTGACCTTCTGTAGTTTCCATTTTTAAAACTGCAATGTCACTAACCTTATCTGTGCCTACTATTATTGCTCGATGTTGTTTTAAATTATTTTTAAAACCAATATAAAGCGCAGTGTTTGGTGCGCTATTAGCAACATGATCATTAGTAATTAAGTATTTTATGTTGTTGATTGAAACAACAAAACATGTACCAACTCCAGTAGTTGGAACTGATTGGTGCTGGTATAAGTTTGGCAACTTAAATTTTTCAAATGGATTTTCACTATTACTCTTACTGTCAATAACCACAGTTTCTTGCGAAAACTCAACTAAACATACACTGTCAATAGTATTCTTAACAACATCCTTGAAACTATGAGCACTAACATTACTTGAGTAAGAAAGTGCCAATAGCACGACCGCTGCTCGCATCAAATTGGTCCACATACTTGTTAATCCTTTTCTGTTTTACACTAGATTGTTGTGCTATAACATAATGGTTACAGTTAGAACAACAATGCATTTGTGTAGGTTTAAATTTCTTACTAGTTTTTTCAAACTCAGAACCGCATCCGTCACACTCTAATACGTAAATTTTTTGTCTAGTAGTTACTTGTTCTTTTTTATTATTTTTATAACGATTATGAGTGTTTGATTTATAATAAGTTGTTACTAGCATTATATCCAGTATTTAGCATGCGGCTTCATAGCCTATGTAAATAAATACAATATAACACCTGTAGGAGGTTTCTAGAAAAATGGCAAAGCAAAGTATTAACCTTGGAGCAGCTGCTAATGATGGCACTGGCGATCCATTAAGAACAGCATTCGATAAAATTAACGATAACTTTACTGAACTTTATGCAGTAAGTGGTGCTGGCACAGGCAACAATGTTGCAATAAGTGGCAACAGTATTATTAGTGAAAATAGCAACGGCGACATTACGCTAGATCCAAACGGAACTGGTCGTATTGTGTTAGCTACCGCAAGTCAACTTAGGTTCACAGATCATACAGATAATGCTGTACCATATGCAGACGCTGACGGTGATATAACATTTTCTAGTAACTTATTATTTAATGGAACAGACTTGACTGTTGCCAGCGCAAAAGTAAGCGATCTTACAGACAACAGAGTAGTAATAGCTGGAACAAGCGGGGCGTTAGAAGATAGTAGTAACTTAACATTTGATGGTTCTACTATGACAGTAACTGGCACAGTGCAAGTAGGCGGGCAATTAAGTCTTAATGATAACAGAATTTCTACACTACAAACAAACGAAAACATTGACATGGATCCAAGCGGAACTGGAACAGTTAACTTTGCTGTACCAACACAAGCAACTGTAGGATCAGCAGGCAGTGCTGCCGCATTACCCGGACAACCAACAGGGTATATTAAGATAGCAGTTTCCGGAACAGATTACGTAATACCATACTATGCGGTTTCTTAAGGAGTAACCAATGTCAAAACAAACAATTAATGTTGGTTCTAATCAAGATGATGGTACTGGTGATTTACTAAGAACAGCATTTACAAAAGTAAACGATAACTTTACTGAATTATATAACGAAGTTGGCGGAACTGATCTTAGTAATATTAGGTTTAGCGGAAGCACTATTACTACAGATGAAACCAACACAAACATAATTATTAATCCAAATGGTGTTGGCAAAGTAGACATACAAGCTGATGCATTGTTTAATGAAAATGCAGATATAACAGGAGCCGTAACTATTGGCGGTAACCTAGGTGTAACAGGCGGAACTAGTCTTGCAAGTACATTAACGGTAGGTAGTACCTTAGATGTTACTGGCGCAACAACATTATCAAGTACACTGGGTGTCACAGGAACCAGCACACTAGCTAGTTTTACAGCATCAGGAACAGCCGCTATTACAGGAACTACTACTCTTTCAGGAAACTTAATTGCTAACGGAAGTGTTGATTTAGGAGACACCAGTGCTGATACTGTTACTATTACTGGTAGAATTGACAGTAGTCTTGTTCCAAATGCAAATACTACATATAATATAGGCAGTGACAGTTTACGCTGGGCAACAGGATACTTTAATACCATTGATGTAACAACGTTAAGCGTTGGTGCAACTGTTATGGATACTATTAGTATTTCTGGTAATAAAATTAGTACTAACGCTACTAATGCTAACATTGAGTTAGATCCAATTGGCACTGGTATTGTTGATATTAGAAGTAACCTTACTTTAAACGGCAATACAATGACAGGAAATGTTACTGGTAACCTAGTAGGAAACGTAACAGGTAATATTGGATCGTCCGGCACAAGCACGTTTACTACTGTTGATATTAACGGCGGCGCTATTGATGGAACAACTATTGGAGCCGCGGCACAAGCTGCAGGTTCGTTTAGTCAGGTAACAGTTGACCGAGTAGGAATAGATACCGCAACTATCAGTACATCTAGTGGTGATCTAATTTTAGCGAGTGCTGGGGACGTTAGTGTATCTAATAAGAAGATTACTCAATTAGCAGCTCCGGCATCTGGAACAGATGCAACAAATAAAACATATGTAGACGGCAGAACTTTCCAACAGATTACTGATGCTTCAGCAACTACTACTAACCATGTCACTATTGATAACTTAAATTTTGCAGACAATAATATTTCTAGTGTTAATACTAACTCTGACATTGTACTTATTCCTGCAGGCACAGGTAATTTAGTTGTACAAGGCGGAATACGTTTACCAATGCAAAGTGGTAATCCAACAGCAGATACAAGTAGCGGTTATGTGTTTAGCAAACTAGACACTAATGCAGAAGTACATGTTATGGATGGCGCGGGTAACGTTACTAAAATTTCACCACATAATAATACTGGTGAATGGGAATACTATTCTCGTAATGTTAACACAGGAAAAGTTATGCGTGTTAATATGGAGCGTATGATTAGAAAACTAGAGGAACTTACTGGAGAAACGTTTATTGAAGAAGTTTAAATATATGGGTTGAATTAGAAATAAACAGACCATATAAATAAATTTAACTACTGATACGTGTCTTAGGAGGAGCATAAGATGGCTATTACGAGAATTAAAACAGATCAGATAACTGATTCTGCTGTTACTACAGGAAAAATTGCAGATGATGCGATCACAGCAGCAAAATTAGCTGATTCGATCACATATGGTAGTGACTTAACAATCTCTGGCAATTTAACAGTTAGCGGAACAACCGTTGCTGTTGCGACTACGAACACCAGGGTTGATGATGCCATAATCTCATTAGCCCAAGGTACTTCTGGTTCACCAAGTGAGGATGCAGGTATCCTTATCGACCGCGGTTCAAGCGACAACGTTGCATTTTTATGGGACGAGTCAGCTGACCAATTTATTTTAAACAACGTCGGATCAGAAGACGGCGACACAGCAGGTAACGTCACCTTAGGTGCTTACCAAAACTTACAATTAGGTACACTTACTTTTGCCACTCTTAATGATGGCACGACCGCAATGACATCTACTACTGCAGAATTGAACTTAATTGATGGTTCAGGTGCTGGTACAATTGTTAACAGCAAGGCAGTAATTTACGGCTCAAGCGGTGAAGTTAATGCAACTACACTACAAATTGGTGGTTCAAGCATTACATCAACAGCTGCTGAACTAAATCTTGTTGATGGTATAACCGCAGGTACAGCAGCAGCTAGTAAAGCAGTTATACTTGATGGTAGCAAAGATATTGCTGGCCTTAATGACGTTAGTGCAGCAGGTATTACACTTAGTGACTTAACTGACAACCGTGTTGTGATTGCTGGTACAAGTGGTATTCTTGAAGATGATGCCAACTTTACATTCGACGGTACTACATTTACCGTTGGTGGTGGTGATATTTCAGTATTCAGTGCAACTGTTGCTGGTGTTGGTAATTTTGACGGTGCATTAACCGTTGATGGATTACTAAGTGCTGATGGCGGCCTTAATACAAATGACGACTTTACAGTTGACACAGACGGTAACGTTGTTGCTGTTGGATTAGTAACAACTGGTGTTATGGACTTTAACAACACTACAGAAGCAACAAGTGCCACAACTGGTGCTGTTCAAATAGCAGGTGGTGTTGGTATTGCTAAAGACCTTTGGGTTGGTATTGACCTTGACGTTGTTGGTGCTACTACACTTGACGGTGCAGTAACATTAGGCAACGCTTCCGGCGATGCAGTTACAGTCACAGGTACAGCAACATTTACCCCAAGTGCAGACTTTGACGGTGGTTTCACTGTTGCAGGTTCACAAACAATTAACATGGGTGCAAACAGAGTACAAGCTGTTGCAGATCCAACCTCGGCTCAAGACAGTGCTACAAAAGCATATGTTGATAGTCAAGTTAGTTCAGGTTCAAGTTTAACAATTGCCGCTGATACAGGGTCAAACGACACTGTAACAGTTGGTACAGANACANTAACATTTTCTGGCACAAGTAACGAAGTTAACACCGCAGTTACTAACAATACTATTACAATTGGTTTACCAGATGATGTTACAGTTGGCGGTGTACTTACAGTTACTGGTAACTTAGTTGTTAACGGTACTACAACTACACTTTCATCTACAAATACAGTTGTTGAAGATACACTTATCGAACTCAACACAGGTGCAGGTTCAAATGCAAACGATATGGGAATTATCATGGAACGTGGTTCCACTGGTGATAACGCTATCTTTATGTGGGATGAAAGTGCAGACGGGTTCCAAGTTGGTACAACCACAGCCGTAGCAAGTGCAACAGGTAACATTAGTGTAACAGATGCTCCATTTGCAGCAGCCGCTATTACATCCAGTGGTGTTGTTACAGCAACTGGCTTTACTATTGGTAGTGCAGTTATTAACGAAGCAGAACTAGAGACAATTGACGGCATTACTGCTGGCACGGCCGCAGCAAGTAAAGCAGTTGTACTTGGCGGTTTTAAAGATATTACAGGTATTGGTACTGTTGGCTGTGGAGCAGTGACATCGACTGGTGTTGTTACTGGAACAGGGTTTACTATTGGTAGTGCAGTTATTAACGAAGCAGAACTAGAGACAATTGATGGTGTTACGGCAGGTACAGTAGCAGCAAGCAAGGCTGTCGTAGTTGATGCAAACAAAGACATTGCTAGTTTCCGTAATCTCGGCGCAACCGGAGAAACTACACTAGGAAGTGCTATTGTTAGTGATCTAACTGACAACCGTATTGTGATTGCTGGTACATCAGGCGCACTAGAAGACGATGCTAACTTCACATTCGACGGTACAACGTTTACTGTTGGTGGTGGTGATAGTACTGTGTTTAGTGCTACAGTAGCTGGTGTTGGTAACTTTGATGGTGCATTAACAGTTGATGGACTTGCTAGTTTAGATGGTGGAATTAACACCAATGACGACTTTACAGTTGACGTAGACGGTAACGTTGTTGCTGTTGGATTAGTAACAACTGGTGTCATGGACTTTAACAACACTACAACTACAACAAGTGCTACAAGTGGTGCTGTTCAAGTTGCTGGTGGTGTTGGTGTTGCTGAAAACATTTATGCAGGTGGCACAATTACTGCTACTGGACAAATTCACGGCGATGCAACTACGACTTCAACTAGTGTAACAACTGGTTCTGGCGTATTTGACGGTGGCTTAGGTGTTGCAGAAAACATCTTTGCAGGTGGGTTTATTAACACTGCTGATGACCTTAGAATCTTAGCAGATAATAAGCAACTTGAAATTGGTGCTGGTACAGACTTTACTATCGGACACAATGCTACAGATACAACTATTGCCAACGCAACTGGTATACTTGCTATTAATAGTGCAGGTGGAATCCGTATCAACGAAGACAGTGCTAACGTAGACGTTGTTATTGAATCCAATGATAACGCTACTATGTTTATGGTAGACGGTTCTGCTAACAATGTTGGTATTGGTGGAGCACCTAGTGCAAACGCCATACTTGATATTACAGGCACAGGTGCCATGATTATTCCAGTAGGAACAACTGCACAACGTCCAACAGGTGAAACAGGACAATTTAGGTATAATAGTACAACTAATGGTTTAGAATTTTATGATGATGCTGGATGGGAAAGTTTAAGCACTTCCTTTACACTTGCAACATCCCAGACATTTACTGGTGACGGTTCAGACCTTACATTTACACTTTCTGCACTAAGTGGATCAGATTCTTACACAACTGCTGGTGTATTTGTTAGTATTAACGGTGTTGTACAGCAACCAACAGTTGTTTATGGTATCAGTGGTACTACACTTACATTTACTTCAGGAAGCGCACCAGCTAACGGTGACTTAATTGAGGTACGTAAGTTTACTACAACCACAACAATTAAATCATTGGCTGATGGTGATGGTGATACACAGGTACAAGTTGAAGAAAGCAGTGATGAGGACAAAGTTCGCATTGATGCTGGTGGATCAGAAATTGCTGTTATTGACAGTAGTGGTATTACACTTACAACAGGTAGCTTTGTTGGTACAGCTACACAAGCACAATACGCTGACCTTGCAGAAAAATACGCAAGTGATGAAGATATTGCTGCTGGTTCAGTTGTACATTTTGTAGGCGAAGGCAAAGTTGCATCATGCAATGCAGCAAACTGCCCTGTAGTAGCAGGTGTTGTTAGTACAGATCCAGCTTACTTAATGAACAGTAAGCAAGACGGTGTTGCATTAGCACTAGCTGGTCGTGTACCTACCAAGGTAACAGGCGCAGTTGCCGCAGGAGACTTAATGGTTTCCGCAGGTAACGGAATGGCAATGGCTAACAACGATGCCAAAATGGGTACAGTAATTGGTAAAGCAATCGAAGCCAACGAAGGCGGAGAAGGCGTTATTGAAGTACTAGTAATGATGATGTAATTCATTACATTTTCAAACTGAAAAAGANATAGGGAGGATTTAATCCTCCCTATTTTCTTGGATAAATACTAGCAACGAAATAAGGAGTTTTTCATGGCACTTACTATGCCCAAAGCTAGTCAAATTAATTTTGATTTAACTAATATCTCAGATCCGATTATTAGATTAAACAGCGGTGAAAGTGGAAGTGCTGATAAAGATACTGGTATAGTATTAGAACGTGGCAGTGATACAAACGTTGCATTACTATACGATGAAAGTGCAAACCAGTTTGCACTAGTTAATACTAACGAAGATGGTACAACTAGCGGCAATGTTACTATTGCAAGCTATGCTCCTGTCAAACTCTCAAATCTTGTAATTGCTGATGCTGGTAATATTGGATCAGCAAGTGATACAGATGCTATTGCTATTAGTTCTGGCGGCGTAGTAACTATGAATCAGATACCAGTATTCAGTGCCGGTATCAACGTCTCTGGTGGAACCATAGCAGGAACTCTTGCNACTGCGGCCCAAACAAATATTACTTCACTTGGCACATTAACTGCTCTTACTGTTGATGATGTTGCTATAAATGGTAAAGTAATGACTATGACAGGGTCAAGTAGCGATACTGCCGTGTTTACCGTTGGTACAAATGGTACACTTTCAATTGTTACTACTGATACTGCCGCGGCAGCGGCTAACATTCAAATTACTGCTGATGGTACTGCCGAACTTGCAGGTACTACAGTCACATTAGATTCTAGTGGTGGAATTACTCTTGATGCAGACAATGGAACAATTACATTTGCAGATGCTGGTGTTTCGTTAGGTACAATTACTTCTTCGGGGTATACCGGAAATGTAGTTGGTAATGTAACAGGTAATGTAAGTGGTACAGCCGCAACCGTTACAACAGCCGCACAAACAAATATTACTTCACTCGGTACATTAACAACATTAACAGTTGATAATATTATTATAAATGGCGCAAATATTGGTCATACATCCGATACTGATTCGATTGCTATTGCCGCTGATGGCGTAGTTACAATGAATCAAATACCTGTGTTTAGTGCAGGTATTAATGTGTCAGGTGGTACTATTGCTGGTACATTAGCAACTGCCGCACAAACAAATATTACAACTGTTGGTACACTAACTGCATTACAAGTAGATAATATCAATATTAACGGTAATGCAATAACAAGTACTGCTGGTATTGATCTAACGATTACCCCATTGGCAGGTCAACAGATTGTTCTTGATGGAACAATTGTTGTTGATGCAGGAGTAGTCACCGGTGCAACGAGTATCACATCAACTGCATTTGTTGGCGATTTAACTGGTGATGTTACAGGTAATGCTGATACATTTACAGCAACAGCAAACAATTCTACAAATGAAACAGTTTATCCTGTTTTTGTAGATGGAGCAACTGGTACTCAAGGAGCAGAGACAGATACAGGGCTAACTTACAATCCATCAACGGGACTTCTTACTTCAACTGGATTCTCAGGGAACTTAACAGGTACACTACAAACTGCTGCTCAAGGCAATGTAACATCGTTGGGAACATTGACAACGCTGACCGTTGATAATATCATCATTAATGGAACAAACATTGGTCACACTTCTGATACTGATGCCATTGCTATTGCCGCTGATGGTAAAGTTACGTTTAGTCAAGAAACAACTGTTACAACAGCTATTACACTAAATGCACAAGCAGATCTAAGATTTGCTGATGCAGATAGCAGTAATTGGCTTGCATTCCAAGCACCAAATACCGT